GAATCTTTTTGACGTTTACGTCGCGGGAGAGCAGCCGGTCCTTTGTCGGCAGGATTACTGCGCTTTTTGCCTGCGGCGTTACGTCGTATACGCCCTCATAGGGCTTGCTATCTCCCGTGTAAACCACCTTCGCCGGGGCGATCTTCATTTTGATCTCCGGCTGGGAAAGCGTCATTTTAATCATATCCCGCCTCCTTCAAGAACCGCTTTGCGTCCGTCTGCACGATTTCAGCCGCCATCGGGTTTCCGTCGCCATCCGTTAAGGCAAGCTGTAGCCTTACTGTGCTTGCTTGCAACCGCATTGCGTCTGCATACGGGATTTTTACAAGCAGGTGCGTTTCGTCGACTACTGTAGGTTCGTACTGGAAGAAGGAACACCCCTGTCTCACATAGAACTCAATCTTCGTCGCTTTCGTCAGGTCAGTTCCCTCAACTTCCACCGATAAAGCGTTTGCGATTTTCTGAAACACTTAATCACCCCCTATGTTTTTGGGATTCCGACGACGTAATCCACCACGTAAGAGCCGGAAATCTTCGAAATCTTCACGCGGTCGCCCGCCTTGAACGAAATCGACGTGTTGCATTTGTAATGCTTTTCGCTTGCCGTCGTACTGCCGTCAAAAATCAGGCTCAAACCGTCGGAATACACCGCGCCGACCGTCGCAAGGTCAAATGTCGGTGCTGTTACCTTCTTTTCTTTCTGCGTCGATAAGCCCGGAATCATGCAATCACCGTCCTTTTCGCTGTGTGTTTCATCAACTCTCCCGCTCCAAGCGTGATGCTCCAAGCGGTTTCCTCATAGATTCCGCCGATATCCGGATGGTCAATGGAGATCGCGTCCCCGATGCCGTGATTTCCCTCAGAAAATGTCTCGAAACTGATTGTTTTTACCGTCTGCTGCGACTCGCTCATCAGCCGGTTCGCGATGGTCTGCAATTCGTCCTGAGATGCAACATTGTCGACCTTCGTCACCTGAACGATTCGCATATTCCGCTTGAATGTTGAGGTCGCGGACGACGGCGATTCGTTGACCGCCGTCGCCACAAGCGCATCTTCCAAGTCCGGATTCGAGCAGACGCACACAAAAACATTCGGAGTGGAAAAGATGTCCGTTTCCTCCGAAGCGTCTGCCGAAATCGGTCTCAGAATCTCCGTCCCGCCGTATCGGTGCTTGATGTTTGCCGCAAGCGCCTGTGTATACGGCTCGATATGGGCGATACCCTGCACATCGAACCACACAGGCTTGTAGTTGATCTCCGCCAGAAGGTCATTGCAGATCGTCAGATAATCTGTCCCGATCTCCCAGTCCTCGCGGTCTGTGGCAAGCGTTGCCGCAGAAGCTGTCGTGATAGCCAGTGCCACGCCGCACGTTGTCAAAATCTGCTGAACGACCGTCAAGTAAGACGTGCCCTTTGCATAATGCACCCTCGTCTGCATTTTATTGCTTTTGAGCAGCCAGCACCGGTCATACGCCTCTACCTTGACCGTCTTTCCGTATTTTGTGACCGCCGTGGTCACCGTCGCGGCGCGGAACACCCCGAGGGGATATTCCGTTCCGTCCACGGTCAAAATCGGCTGAATTTCGTCCGACAGCAGGTCGACAATGGGATTCACATAAAATTCGCCGGAAAAGCTCGACTTGATCTCGCCGGACGCATCGAAATAAACCGTTGGGTCATTTCCCGCCGCCCACGAAAGCGCCGATACCTCGCCGCCCTTTCGTAAAACCGCCACGCGGTAGGATACGTCACGAATCAATGTCGATCACCTCCGCGTAGTCGATCTGCTGAATTGAGAAGTTGACGACGGATTTGTCCGGGTTCACTCTCGACACGTCGCTTGTCTCGTTCAGATAGCCGATCACCATTTCGCCGGACTGCGTTTTCAGGCACACCAATTCGCCAATCAGCGCGTCAAATCCCGCTTTGTCTTCGCCCGGAAGGAAAACCGCCGTGCCGCCGACCTTCTTTGTCACAAACTCGCTTCTTTCCGCGTGCGGGTACGTGCTGCCATACATGAAAATATACTGAATGTCGCGGTTGATCGCGTTCTGCACCGGCTGATTCTTGAGCCCGCAGTGTTTTAACGTCACTTTCTTCCCGGAGGCGATTCCGTAGAGCGTCGCATACTGTCCGGTCGTGATCGTTGCCGTGACCGCGCCAGATAAGCCGTAATTGCTCGAATCCGCGTAGCAGCCGCGCACCTGGTACGTTGTGCTGCCGGAGGACAGTTCGTCGGTATACTGCGTCTGCGTAAGCTTCGCGATGGGCTTGCCGTTTCGGTACACAAGATAAAAGTCATAGCTCCCGGAAGTCTGCCAACTGAGATCCGCGACGCTGGAAGCCTGTACGCTCAGCGTGATACTCGCGCCCGGCGTGTTCGTCACAGGCAGCGCCGCCGCGCCCCAGTTGGACCACATGCCGTACTGGTTCTGCACGCGCACGCGCACCGTGTGGCTGCCGTCCGCAAGATACGCCGGGCTTGTCCACGTCTTGTCCGTGCCGTAGTGTGTGCCGCCCGAGAGCTTGCCGTCCAGCTCCACCTGATATGCCTCCTGCTCAGAGGTCTGCCAGCTGATGGATGGGCGCGGTCCCGTGCTCTTGATCTGAATGCTCGGAGCCGTTGGCGCGGCAATCACAACGATCTGTGCCGCATCGCTCCATTCGCCCGCAATGCCGTCGGCGTTGTAGGTGCGAACGCGCCAGTATTTGATGCTGGAAGTTAACGTCCCGGCAGGGCACGTCCACTGCCGCGCAGCGCCTGTCACGGTTGCAAGCGTCGTCCATGTGCTGCCGTCGGTGCTTTTTTGCAGGTCTGTTTTCGACTGCGCCGTACCTGTGGATGATGCGTGACCCCAGATGAAGATCTGATCTTTCGACCCGTCCACAACTACATCCTTTGGGCTGATTGTCCACGCAGTTGGCGGCACGTCTTCCACGCTCAGCGTCATCCAGTCAGACGTTAGCGTCTGGTTCGCGTTGGTCTTCGCAATCACGCGCCAGTCGATACTTTCTCCGCTGATTGTGCCCGCCGGGACCGTGACGTTCGGCGCGGCGCCTGCCCATGTGGTGACGTTGATGCTCGTGATCTCTGTTTGTCCATGCTCGCGCAGTTGCAGCGTAAAGGATTTTACCGCAAGAGGCGCGATGGACGGTTCGTCCGCTTTTTGCTCAAAGTCAAAACTAAAGATGTTGTCTTTGCTGAGATCGATGTAGCCGGACGCAGGCGCGAAGTTTTTCAGACTGCCAGTTGCTAGCGCAGTTGATGTCGTTATTTCAATATAAGGCTTGTTTGCGGCGCGGCTGCTCTGAAAATCACACCCCTTCCCCGTCATCGACGCGGACATCATGACACCGTTGGAAATAATGTATTTTGCCGCAGTAGCATCTTTCGCAATATCTTCGAAGACGAAATATGCGTTGGTGGAAACGCCGCCGAGATTGTAGCCTTTAGAATTGTATATCCCGGGGGCATTGGCGTATGTTACCGTTTCTTCGTCAAACGGTTCCCCAAGAGTCGATACCTGGTTATAGTTTGGCGAAGAGCTTACGGATGTAAGATATAACGCCAAGGCAATGCTTGTGACGACGTTGAATTTATTCGCAGCGGCGGCTGTGTTAAAAGATAAGAAAACAAACCCATTTACGCCAACACTCATCGTTTCTCTTGTGTGATCGTTGTATGTTGATTCTTTCGGGCGGACCTCTGCGCTTTGATTTGCATAAAAATTCTGCACAGTCACCTCATGTCACCCCCATTCTGGCTACTCGTCTCTGGTTTTTCATGCGGCGGATAAAATCGTCGATCTCGCGAATTTCGTTCGCCTGCACGATAAAGTTGTAGGTATCGCCGCCGGAGAGGCTGCGCCCTTCCTGATTGGTGCCGATGAAGTTTTCGCTTCTCATGCAGATACCCCCATCCGCGAAGTCAAACGCTCATTTTCTGTGATTCGGATGATGTCGTTAAACTGCTTCACCCGGTCGGCATTGATGTTGTAATAATTGTTCGTCGTGCCTGCTCCGGAGAGTGCCGGAAGATGACCGAAGGAAGACATTCCAAAGGTCATCGTGCCGAAATCGAGTTGGCTTTGAATCCCTCGCTTGACATTTGAGAATTCTTTGTCAAAGCCCTGCCCGAGTCCTTCCGCCATATATCCGCCAATACCGGCGAAGACCTTAGACGGGGACGCGATGCCGAGGAAGCTTTTCACACCGTCTACAAGCCCCGTGAAGACGTTTTCAACCGTCTGCTTGAAACTGTTCCACATATTCACGAAACCGTTTTTTATGCCCTCGACAATGTTCTTGCCGATGCTTCCCCAGTCAAACGAAAGGAATGTGTCCACGATAGACCGAATCAACTGTGGAATGACCATAACGATATCCGGAATCGCTTCAATCAAGCCAGTTGCCAGCGCCGCAATGATTTTGGGGCCTGCCATGATGATCTCCGGCAGATTGTCGATAATGCCCTGCACGATGCCGAGAATCAGGTTCGGAATCGCCGCGATCAGCTCCGGCAGAGCCTTGATAAGCCCATCTGCAAGCGCCATTGTGATTTCCACGCCTGCTTCAAGAATTTTCGGCATATTTGCAATGATTGCCGTGACAAGGTTCGTGATAACGTCCGGAACTGCTGCAATCAGTTTTGGAGTCGCATCTACAAGCCCATCAACGAGAGCCAGAATGATAGCAAGCGCTGCGTCAATCAGGTTCCCGAGGTTTTCCGGACTGGTCAAAACCTCTACGATTTCAATAATTGCATCCGTTGCGGCGGGAATCAGCTGCGGGAGCGCGTCTGCAATACCCTGTGCAAGCGATACAATGACATCAATGCCAGTCTGTGTGATCTGCGGCAAAAGCTCAATGAGAGCCGGAACGAGCGTGTTGATGACCGTCGGCGCAACGTCCGCCAAAACCGACAGCACGGACGGCAAAGCCGCCATAAGACCGGTTACAAGGTTTGTAGCGCCTTCTACAAGAGACGGCAGTACCGTTCCCAGAATCGCCGGTAACTGTTCGCTTACCGTTCCGATAAGGGACGTTGTCGCTTCGACGATACGCGGCAAAAGCTCCTGAATCCGAGGAATCAGATTGTTCCCCGCGATGACCACAGAATCCGTAAAGTTTCCTACCAAAACGCCCAAATCTTGGTCAGGGTCCGCCATTCCGGTCACAAGGTTATGCCATGCGGATTTCATCATACCGAACGAGCCCTGAATCGTGCTTGCCGCTTCCTCTGCCGTCGTGCCCGTGATGCCCATTTCTGTCTGCACCACGTGGATAGCATCTACGATGTCCGCATAGCTTGAAATATCGTACTTGATGCCGGAAATCTTCTCTGCGTCCGCAAGCAGCCGCTCCATTTCAGCCTGTGTGCCGCCGTAGCCGAGCTTCAGGTTGTCCAGCATCGTATAGTTGGCTTTCGCGAAGCCCTGATACGCGTTTTGGATGGACGTCATGTCCGTGCCCATCTTGTTCGCGTTATCGGACATATCGGTAATCGCCAGATTCGCCTTGTCTGCCGCCGCGCTTGTGTCGCCGCCGAGAGACTGCAACAAAGACGCCGAGAAGCTCGTTACCGTCTCCATATATTCATTTGCGGACAGACCAGCGGTCTTATATGCGTTGTTCGCATAATCCATAACCTGATCTTGGCTGTCCTTGAAAAGCGTTTCCACACCGCCCACAAGCTGTTCATAGTCGGCGTAAGCGGCAACCGCTTTCGTCCCGAGCGCTCCGATTGCGGTGGCGCCAGCCGCGACACCAGCAACAGCCACTTTACCAGCCGTAGCAAGTCCGGATTTCAGCTTTTCGCCGAGCCCGGATGTTTTCTGCCCGACTTCGTCAATGCCTTTATTCGCTTCGGTCGTATCCGCACCGATTTTTACAAAAAGTTCAAATAGATTCATCTTTCACCACCAGTCCGCACCGCTTAATAACCTCGGCGGTGATTTCTTCGCAGGTTCGGTTGTCCTGCGGCTTCGGGTCTATCAGGTCGGAATATTTCGCCTGAACAAAGCTGCCGCCCGCGAATTTCGCTGTGTTTTCCGTCATTGTGCGCAAACACTCCGTCGTATAAATGCGGAAGGCTGATTCCTCCTGCTGCCGCTTTACCAAAATCGGCAAAAGGCGAATCAGCCCTCCCGCGCTTATCTTTGGAGCCGCCAGAAGCGCAAGCGTTACGCTTTCGCCTCCGACGCGCACGATTTGAAAAAATCCAGCATATCTTTGTCCCTGACGATCTCCTGAATCTGCCGCATGGTCTTGATAATACTCTGCTTTTTGATCGCCTCGACGTTCGTTTCGTTGACCGCAGCCAGAATGCCGAGTGCATCTTCCCGATGCTTTTTCAGGATCAGGGGAATCCACTGCCCGATCTTCTGCGCACCGATCGCGTATTTTTCACCGGCTGTCTGCGGCTTCTCCGCGTCGATCTGTACTTTCAGACTCTCTCGAAGCTCATCGTCCGTCAGAATATTGAGTGCGTACACGCTGACCTCGCAAAGAACGTCAGCCGCCCTATCCGTGCTAAGTTCCGAAAATTTCATACTTTCTTCTCCTTACGTTTCAGCCGTACCTGCTTTGATATAAACCTCATACGGCACAACGTCCTGCTTCGACATCGAATAGTGCGCCGTGTACTTAAACGCCATCTGCCCCTTGTTTTTGTCCGCTGTTTTCAGCTGGAATCCGCCGGTCGACAGCGCGTTCATAAGACGAATAGCAATGAAGCCACCGTTTGTTGCACCGTTCTTGTCGGAATAATCGCCCACAAGCCAGATGTCCGCAAAGTCAGCCACCGAAAGATCGAGCCGAGGAACAACCTTCGTCGTATCTGTGCCATCGATGTCAGCCGCCGCCATAAGAGATTTCGCGGAGGCGGTCGTAGCCGTTACATATGTACCGGAAAGTTTCACTTCGACATCGTCCATCCGCTTCATTTCCATTGTGTTCTTGGGGCAGTTGTCCACATCCGAGCCGTAGTCGGAATACGTCGGTGTCGCGGAAAACGTAACGCCGCCGGTAGTTGCACCGATCTGGTTCTCCGGTTCAAACGTTCCGGTTGCAGGCGTAAATTCGCTCAAAACAACGCCAGCGTTGATTTGCAGCTGCTTAAACGTATCCGCCGGAATTTTTGTAAATTTCGCCATGAAATCAGTCCTTTCAGTTCGCGGTAATGTATTCGACCGTTACGTTCAAATACCGCCGCTTGATGTATTTGTCGGAATCGTCCGCGATGTTCTGGCACCACGGCGTTCCGCGCTTAATCCAAATTGCACCGCCGTCGCACGGAACGAACACGCCGCCCAAGCCGATCGCGTCCGAAATTTCCTGCGCTTTGGCATTCGGTTCTGCTTCCTTTTCCGTGTAGTACCACAGATTCACCGTAAGCCCGTTCTCTCCACTATCCCACGCGCCTGTAATAAGCTCATACGTGAGCCACGGGAAAACAGCATCGTCCGGCACGCTGGACGTCGAATAGGCTGTCAGGAACTGCGAAAACCATTCTTGTAGAGCCTGTCCTTTTGTCATGCCGGTAACGCCTTCTTTTCTGCCGTGAAATACTTGAGATCGAAGCTGGCCGAGCGTGGGGTTTTCTTTGCCATCGGCTCCGATGTTACACGGTACGTCTCGCCGGTCGTTTTATCCCGGAAGAAGTCGTTATACTCAATCGGAACGCTTTGCTGAACCAGAACCGAGTAAACGCTTGTCACGCCTTCTTTTTCAGCTCTCCTTGCCTCCATCGACGTATCAAGTGCCTGATAGTTGTAAAACTCCGCGCCTTCCGCCCACGTCGTGATATAGCCGCTCTCGCCGTCCGGCACGCGGCTTTTGTCCAAGAGGACACACGGTCTTGCAAAATCGTCAAGTAAGCTCATATCTTCCTCCATTGGTTCAGGCGTGACTTAAAGACAGACTGCCATGTTACCATTCCAGCGCCGGTTGCAGACCCGCTTGTCGTTTTCGAATAGCTGTACCCGCCGAAGCTCTCCGACGTGTACGGGCTCGCGGCGATGTCTCCGTTCTTTTCCTGCCACGCCTTGATTTCCTCTCCCAAGCAGAGGAGTGCGGGAGGAACAGACATCGGCCAGATAGAGCCGTCAAATGTCTCGTCTGCCATCGCGTAATCCGGGTATTGGTGAACTCCGTCGTTGAAGACAGAGCCCACCACACGGAAAAACTGTCCGTTTTGCAAAAACGGCAGTGTGATGCTGCCGTTTTCGACTGTGTACGTACCACTGATTCTGTCAGTTTCAAACCAGTTCCGAAGCACGCCACATAATTCAGTCAGCATCACACCGCCACCTCCATTACTTCGCCGTTACCGTCGCATTGCCAGCCTTCTGCGCCTTGTAAGTCGCGTCAGCCTCAACGACTGTGATCTTCTTGCCCGTAGCCGCCGTGATATCAGACTTGCCGTCCCACGTCGACCACGTTCTGACATTCTGACCATAGGTCACAGTCTCAGCCGAATCTCCTACCTTGTACTTGTAGACATTCCCGGACGTTTCCTTCGCCGGGTTGACTGTGATCTTCGTGTCGCCGGTTGCGGTTCCGGCTGCCGAAGTAACGGTCAGTGTGCCGAGCGACGGGGTCTCGTCAATGTCAGCAACGGCAATGCCGTCCTGATACTCCGCGAACAGGGTCATGCCCATGATCGCAAAGGACTCGGAGACCGCCGTGGAGTAGTTACCCTGCACGTGGAAACCAACCAGGTTCGTTTCGCCATCAGTTCTGTAGTCAAGACCGGCACGGGCGAAATCGCTGTCAGCCGGGTCGATGTAGTACAGGACGATGTTCTCGACCGGAGTCGCAATAACACGACCACGCTTGATTTCTTCGTCAGACAGCAGGAACACGGTGCTGTAGCCCATGAAGTTCTTGATGTACTGGAAGCCGAATTCAGTCTGGATGGTGATATCAGCGCCGCCGAGGTAGTCATACAAGTCCATGACGTTCACGAAGCCGACAACGTTTGTCGCAGTTCTGTGCATCTGCTTGAACTTGTTGATAACAGCACCCTTCGCCATCGCAAGCGCACGCTGCCAGTTGGTTTCGCTGACGCTCAGAAGACCGGTATTCAGGTAGTCGTAGAACCGGTTCGTGACGTTGGTCTGAAGCTCATACAGGAAAGCTTCGTCGGTCATCGCGACTGCGACATCATAGCCGTATTCCTTGATTGCCTCGATAGAGACCGCCTTCGCGTACTTTTCGACGTTGATGTTCGCATAGTCCTTCTCGATGACAGTCGCTTTGGAGTAGGGAATCTCTTCGCCCTCTCCGACGCTCTGCGCGAGCGTCACGCTTGCGGTCTTGGATTTCAAAACGGTGCCCGGCTGCTTTTTGATGGGGCGCATAATGCCGAGAATGTCGCGCAGGTGCTGCCAGTTCCGCGCAAAGCGGGTTACAAAATCGATTTCGCGAGCGGTTACCTGAACGTCGCTCGTCATGGTCAGGTTGTTTTTTGCTGCCATATTATTCTTCCTTTCCGAACAAATTGAGATTTGCGGCAATTGCTGCCTGCCGTTCAGACGCGTCCCTGATTTTAAAGATGTCATCCCGGCTCATAGCGCCGCCGTTGTTTGCGGGCGGGTCTTTGGTGTCCGCGCCCTTCTGTTTCGTGGTAACAACGAAATCTGCCCACTCTTCCTTGATGGACTTCTTCAAATCATCGGCGTTCTTGATCTTGCCGTCTTCCAATTCAACCGAAGAAAGATCGGTGACCTTCAAAACAGAATCGATGCGCTTTTCGCTGATACCCGCAGACTTCAAAAGTTCCCGATACGCGGATTCTTTCGCGCTCTTGGTTTCCTTCTGCATCTGCTCTCTTTTGTAGTCGTCAAATTCCTTTTTGACCTTGTCGTGCTTATCCTTCCAGCCATCGTCGCCTTTGGCTTTCAGGTTTTCCAGCTCCGCCTGTACTCCGGGGAGCTTTTCAGCGTCTGCCTTATACCGCGCGAGATCGCTTTTCAGCCCGTCTACGGTATCGGTGTGCGCCTCAATGATAGTGTCCATCTGCTCTTCCGTCAGCCCCATGCCCTTTAGGAGCTTCCTTGTTAATGCCATGTTCTATCTCCATTTCCCTTGTCGGCGGTTCTTTGCCGCGACAGAACAAAAAATGTGGCAACAGTCGTTTCTTCACTGTTACCACATTTATACCGCATATTTTAGGCTCTCTTACGCAAACTTTCAGCCATTTTTGAATTCATCCTCTACGATCTTCCGGTATTCGGATGCATGGTCAGCCGCTGCGGGCTTCAAATACGGCTGTGCTTTATTGCCCGCCGTCCAGTGCCAGTTCCCCTTTGCGTCCTGATATGCCCACGGCGTAGGTCTTCCGCCCGGATAATACTTTCCGGTTCCGAGTTCGACGTATGCGGCATATTCCGTGTCACTTCCGACGTATGCCGCTGGCTCTTCTTCATCTACACGGTGCGTGATACTGTTCTTCAGATTTCCGGTATCGACCGGGCAAAGCCGCTTTGCATACTTTTCAGCCGTCATGCCGATCTTTTCGAGGGCGCGAATCAGCGCGTCGTGCATAGCGGACTTCACTTGTTCGGAATTGTCGATAAATTCAACGTTCATCTTTGTAAATAGCCTTCCCCACGCTTTGATTTCTCCCACTGTGCAAATGTCATATTCGGCAGAATTCCGTATCTGTCTCGACGTTTCCCATTGGAAGTGTCAATTCCCACTATCGCAGATACCAGCGTGCAGCGGCAGTTGTATATTTCTTCCGGTCTTCCTTGCGGGTCTCCTGGGAAACGGCAACCATTAGAAAACTTCTTATCGTTATCCACGATTTCACCATCGAGCATCGCGTGAGAATGGCGCGTCCTTCCGTCCAGCGTCGCCATCCATTCTTTGCGGCATTTAATCCCCATCTTTTCAGCCGCAAAATAAGAATCCATCCGTCCGGCGTTCTGCGCACCCGTGACTGCCGTTCGAGCTGTCCGGATAGCGGAATCGCGGTTCATGGTGACAATTCTGGATTGTAGATCATCTGCCATGTGCTTAATGCTCTTGCCCTGCAAAATTGAGCTTGTGACGCTGGCTGTGATCTGCTTTTTGCCCCATGCAAGATCAATTCCGCGCTTTAACGCTCTTTTCGGCGGGTAATACGGCATAAGCTCCGGCTGTTCCACAATCAAGCGCTTTACAGTCTGTTCGTCCCATAAGTCAAATCCAACATCGCCGGTCACTTGTTCAATGGTGTACGCCGCGAAATTCCGATTCAAACTGTAAATTCCCGGCGTTGCATCGTTGACATACGCAACAGCAGCAGCGTTTGCATTTGTCATGCGCTCTGCAACCTTATCCCGTAGCGCCTCAAAGCGCTTTCCACGCCCGATCTGCGCAAGCCGCCATTGCTTGTATTGTTCCTCGGTGATATCGCCAGCGTTCAGCCGTTCCTTTTCGGAAGCGTCACGGTCTGCGAACTTTGCGAAATACTCCTTGATGATGTCCGTCAGACCGTCATACGCTTCTTTGTAAGAATCATATATCCGCTTTTCGAGCGCCTTTAACTCTTTTTCGGTGAGGTCGTATCCCTTATCAGGTCTCATCGTTCACCATCTCCGGCGGCTCGAAGCTGCGCTCAATATCCTCTGCCGCTTTTCTTTTCAGAATTTCGGCGACTTCTTCCTGCGTCAGCCACGGGAGCTTGTTCAAAATTGTCTCATCATCGAGGTAGTTTGCCGCAAGAAGCACCATCTGCGTTTGTTCCAGCTGATTTGTTACCTTAGAGCGAGTAAAAGATGGCTCATCCTCAATCCCAACGATTTTGAAAAGCGCCTGTAAGAAATCAATTACGCAGTATTCGAATTGATCGACCTTGTTATCCATCGACTGATATGCCGCATTGATCTCCGTCGCTGTTTTCTGCCCGCCTTGCAGTTTTGTAACGTCCAACATCTGAAAATCTCGGTACAGATCGTCGCTGATTCTGGAAAGAAGCGCTTCCCGAGCTTCAACCGGGATTGTGAGCGTATGAGCCTCCGCCTTCGCGCCGTCATCGTCCACAAGACCTACGCCAATTCGCCGCATGGACTCTTTGAACCGTGCCATATCGATCTCGTCCATGCCACCGGCATTGGAAATCGTCCAGTAAATAACGGAGGCATCATCAACCGTATTTGCAAAGCCGGATTTGATCAAATCGTAGCAGTCAATCGCCTCGCGCTGTCCGACCAGTTCAGACTGCTTTGCGCGGTTCCCGTACATGGGAATAATAGGGAAGCCCGGATAATTCTGATACGCCAGAAGTTCAGTCCCGTCAATCTCAGAAGTCGCTTCCACAGCCACATAGCCGCGCTTCGGCTCCAAAATCATCATTTCTTCCCCGCTCCGTCGGATGTACTGTGTAAATCCGTCAGGCTCAAAGAGAGTAGCACGCAGCGGCTTGCTTGTGCATACTTGCCAGAAACGAATGCCCGACCGAAGTGCTCCGTTTTCCTCATCCAGAAGCGGAACAAATTCTGTCACATCAAACACTTCAAGGTGATCGAGATTCCAGAAACCATAGGAAACGCCGCCGACAAGCGCGTCGTGTGCTGCGTCTTGGAGCCGTGTGTCAAACCCAGCACCCAACTTCGCTTTGTTTTCCTCTTTTTTCAGTGTCACGCCGTTTCCAAGCAAATACTGCGTTTCCTGCGTGATGAAATTTGCAAAGAAATTGCTCCGAAGCTTATAGTTCGGACTGTAGTTGTCCGGAATGACTTTCCCGTTGAGTGTATAAAGCAGCTTTTGAAAATTGGCAATTGTCACATTCCGGTGCGCGTCATACTCCTTCGCAATAACCGCCTGTTTGTATAAATCCGAGTCTTTGTGATTATTTATCGCGGACAAAATAAATTCCATCCGTTCCCGGTCAGACTTTTCCGCAACCTCTAAAAAATCCTGATATGTTTTCATCTTTTACCTCACCGCGCCAGTTCCGGCACAAATCTGTGTTCTTTGAAGTGCTTTTTCAAGACCGTCATCACCATGTACCTGATTTCGTCCATAGCGTGGTCGTTTTCCTTCACGACGCGGTCAGATTCTGCTTTTTCGTCCCACCTGTAAAGCCCGAATTCGCGGATGGCGTCCTCGCAGCTCTCATGGATTTTTAACTTCCCGGACGCAATCATCTCAGCCGTTGTCTGTATGCCGGGCAGTACATCATTCACAGCCCCACGCACTTTGAAGTCATGGTGCTTCTTTACGGTGGCAATAAAAGCGTCCGCCGACGGGTCTACAATCAGGCATTTTATATCCCTCCCGCCCGCGAGGCGCTTGACCTCTGAATAATACTCTTCCGGCGTTTTTTCTTTCCGTTCTTCTCGCCCGCAGTAATAATACTCTCCGATTCGCACCGCTTCTGTTTTTGTCACACACCACAAGCCAGCCGAAAATGGGTTGTGTGTGCCGTAGTCAATGGAAATGTAGTAATCGCCGGTGTCCGGTATGTCCTGCACGATGCAGGAATCGCCGAACATAGGGTATACAAGTCCTTCTGCCAGCGTCCATTTCCCAAGAATGTATCTATCGTAGAAAACCGTTCCGGCATATTCCTTCTTTAGGTTTTCTACGAAGGAAGGAGGCAAGAACGGATTATCATCAATTGTATAAACTTGGCTGAAAATATCTGCATTGCTGTCCAAGAACTTTTTCAGCCAATGGTTCGGATATTGCGGGTTATACGTTCCATCAAAGCAGGAATACTCTTTATCAAGTCGACTTTTCAGAAGTGCAAAGACTTCTTCCGACCAATCTGCAACCTCGTCACCGTAGCAATACTTGATTGACGCGCCGCGGATTTTCGAGACCTGAGATACCTTTTCCGCACCGAGGCAATAGCACTTCTCGCCAAATATCCAAGCAGTGTTATCGCTTGATATCGTTCCTACCAGCTTATCGCCGTAAAGATTTCGCATCGGCTCGAGCACGTTTCGCTCGATTGTGGATTTTGTGACACCGAGGATGACGGCAAGCCCGTCTTTACCGGCACGCTCCCGAATACGAAGTGGGATAATCCATTTAAAATCAAGATACGTCTTCCCACTTCGAGTTGCTCCGCCCTTAAAGTTCCAGCGGTGATTTGCGTACCTCGCAAATTCAAGTTGTTTCTGACTTAACAGCATCTCTAAACTCCCTAAGCAGCCCATCCAGCTTATTCAGGCTGTCATTGCTGCTGGCCGTGTTCTTCGTTGCCTTGTCAACGATAATTCCAAATGATGTCGCGATCTGGCTCAGCGTCGCTGTAGAGATTTTTTCTGGGTCAGTCAGCGCTTTCAGGTGCAAAACGATAGCTTCCTGCATCGCGCCTTTCTGCGATTCCATGAAAGCCAGCATCTCAGCCGTGTTTTCCTCTTTTTTCTGCTGTACTTTTTCGCTGATATCTGGTGATGCATCAACAATTCTCTTCACAGTCTGGTGCGTGACGCCATGCTTTTTCGCGACAGCGTTGTACGACTGCATTTCTACCCAGTCGGCAACTATTTTCTTTTTTTGCCGATCTGTCAACCTCGCAGCCATAATTACCACCTCGAAATAGTTATCCTTTTCGCGCTCCACCGGATTGTGGTTTCCGGTGGAGCTAAGAAAAAGGAGGTTCCGCAGTACGCTGCGTAGCCGTAAGAAGGATGAAAGCGCAGAGGATACACCTCTACGCTCTCAACGATACACTATGTTTAAGGCTCTCTTACGCAAACTTTTGAATATAAACCACGTTTTTCTGCCACTAAGTAGATAAACTGCCTATGCCATTCTTGAGCGGTACGCTCCGAAACATATACCACCATAGCAGCGCCCTGTAAGGTGTGTGTACGCTTCCAAAGGACCAGATCAATAAGCTTCAGCCGTTCCGCGCCATCGGAAAGCTGCTTTGTTTCTTCGACAGCAGCATCTACCGCGTCGATTTCCTCTCGCGTCATAAGCGTACCGCCCTTGTAGCTTCGTACCATCCATTTTGCGTAGCCCCACCACCCATAGCGCGGTTTGCTCACCACATCAGCCTCCTATCTGCCCGAACTCCCGAACCCATTTTCCCCGCGTTCCGTCTCATCGAGTGAGCTGACCACTTCCAGCTCCGGCAGGATACAGGGCAGTATAACAAGCTGCGAGATCTTATCGCCCCTACAGACCTTGTAGGGCTTGCTTCCGTGGTTGTATAGCTTGACCATGATGCTTCCGGTGTAGCCGACGTCTATGACCCCTTCGCTTGTGATTCCGTGCTTGACGTTCAGACCGCTTTTGCTCTTGAGAAATCCCACGGTGTTTTTGGGCAGCTGGACATGCACGCCGGTATCAAACAATTCGCTTTCTCCGGGATAGATGTAAACATCGTCGTTCGCGGAATACAGGTCTAATCCCGCATCATATTCATGCGCCCTTGTGGGCATGAACGCCAACAAATCTAAAACAATTTTCATTTTTCCCACCAATCCTTGATTGTATCGTTCCGTTCGAAAAACGGCTGGAAGAACGGACCGCAGAGCTTCTTAAGGCTCGAGTCCAGCCGGTGAATTGCATCGTCGGATTCCTTCTTGCCCAGCCATGCCACGCCGTACTCTGCGTCAAGCTGCTCCATTTTGTCCAGAAGTTCCTTTGCCTTCGCCGGGCTTTTGAGCATGCCCAGTTCATGCGCCGCCACAAAGAAAAGGTCCGTCACCTTCTGCTTTCCAGCTTCCATACCTGCGGCAAAATATGCTTTGTTGCTTCTGCGAATGCGCTTTGCCAGATCGTTCATTGTGCTCATAGCGGTATCCCCCTTATGTACTTATCAAAATACGTCACGGCGACCGCCATAGCCGCCCACATATCTTTCGCAAACTTTGTGCCGTTCACATAAAAGAAGCCCGGCTCTTTTTTCGTCCCTACACCTCCGTATCTGTCAATCAGCGCTTGCCGGATATTCTTATCCTTCGCGCTCAGGCAGCCGCACAGGTACAGCTTTTCTTCTCTCCTGTATATCCTTTTCGGCTCATATCCGCCAGCCCTCAACGCAATTTCCCAGAATCGCCCGACCCAAACGCAGGTGTCGAACACTTCCTGCCCTACTGTTTGCCCCATCCCCTGCACCATCTCGATTGCAACGTCTATGCAGTTTGCATAAAGCTTCCGGTCAAGCATATCTGTCACTGCCGGATTCTCGATTTTCCCGGCCTCCAGCACGCGGCGAATTTCTTCTCCATCATGCTCTACGAGGGCATACCCGGATTCCACATTCCCCGGGTCAATCGCAAGAATTGTTCCCACGCTTCGCCCTCACTTTCCAAAACAGTTCGTTGTAAGTGTTATACCGCTTCTGAATGTCCGTGCTTGCAATGTCCAGGTGAAATTTCAGCCACCATTCGTACATCCCGCACGTCTGCATTTCCGGGCAGCCGCACCGATAAACGCAGTTAGGTACCAGAACGTCCGAGATCTCCGGCTGTACCTCATGCAGCGCCGCTTTGAAATCCTCGGCATACTCGCGCGTCTCCGGGGCTGCCTGCCTGCATAACCGCTTGCGCATGGAGTCAATCAAAGCTTGTACGTTCGCTTCTCCCTCGAAGATCACCGGCGCGTCCTGCGGCAGCTTGTCCCTCGGCGTTCCGGTTCGGTCGGTTCTCTGCGTAGAGATAAAGCACTCCCATTTGTGCCTTGACCAGTGCGTCGCAATCCAGCTCTTAATGCCTTGCCAAACCCACGATACCGAGATCCGCCGAATCGGCGAGTGTTCGGCAATCAGGATTCGGCGCTTAAAGTCCTCGCTCGGTTCATGCCCAAGAGGACCTTTTCCGGAGGTGGCGCGGCAGGTGTCCACGACCTCCTGCCAGTCGCCCTTGATGTTTGTAATATGTGTGTTCATTCTTCCCTCCGTTCTCCGTAGCTGCAATACCCGTCAGGCTCCGGGTCTGAAAGCCCTCTCCGATCTGCGCAGTACGGGTCATTTTCTTCATTCCGACGGAAATTCTTGCAATCTTGGCAACGCACGACCGGTTCAGCGTCTACCGAGGGTGCATATGCAATCAGCTCCTGAATTTTCTGTCGCGCTTGGCTCAACATTACGCGCGTGATAACATTCTCGGTTTTGCTCCGATCTTCCATGTACTTTTCTTCTGCTGCGTCGTATAGCCGGTTCGCATCAATCAGACACATTATTGCTACCTCCTGTATTTGTCTGATACTCGCCGTAGCTGCAAAAGTCCATCCCGTTTGTGCATGTCTCTAGAGCAAAGCAATGCCCGTTTGGGCTGTCTACAACGCCGGTGTGCCTTTGCCAGTGCTTGCAGTCCTTGCAGCGCACCACCGGCACAGCGTCTACGACTGGCAGACTGTATAAGTCCTCACGTATCCCCTCGTATCCCCACTCCATTTCGATACAATCGATTACTGCATCTAAGTCAACTAACCGCACGATCTTCACCTCCATCCATCTTCGCCCCGCAGTTGGGGCAGAAGTCTGGCTGCCAATCGCACCAAATATCTGCGTCTAAATCTTTAAATTTATTTTCGCCACATACAGGGCAAATTGGATTGCCGTTTTCCCACTTCCCATACACCTCCGCAACGTCGGCGGCGGGCATTTCCCGAATTTCGGCATATGCGCGTTCCAACCGTGTTAGTGCCGTCATGCTTCCACCGCGTTCTGCTTTCCGCAACGCAAATAGCGCATCATCGCGCCGGATATAATCACCCGCCATGCCGCACCTCCACGCCTGCCATTTCAAGCAACCCGTAAATATCCGCTTCATCGCTGTTCGCGAGGAAATCGTCATTTTCGTCGTAGTAGTTGTAAGCCGTGTATGCGCGGGCTTGGATTCCGACGTATTTCTTGAGCAACTTATTCGCCCCCTCGATTCCAAACGCGCAGGCATCTTCCAGTTCTTCCATCTGCGATTTTGAGATAAACTTAGCCATCCTCATCACTCTCCGTTTCAAATACATTCTGGCAAATTGTGCTGTCAGCCAAAACCCCCGCAACAACAGGCAACGCACAGTCGTTTGCATAGGGTAGCCACCAAGCGCAATCTTTTCCGATACACTGATTGACATGCGTATTCCCACCAGCAACCATGATCGGGCAATACTTCCCGTGTTCAGCCATCATTTACCCTCCTGTTCCATGCCTCAACGGCTTGTTCTTCCGTGTCGTAAATATACACACCACCCAAAATCCCGCCATCGCACTCATAGCTTGCAATCGGGCATTCCGGGTTGTCCTCGTGAGCATGGTGAAGCATAAAGCCAAATCCACTATAGGGATGTTCTCTATATGCCTCATCATGTAGATTCCCTTCGTCATCGCACAGAACAAGACTAACTTCACCGCCACAAAACGGGCACGGTTTCAGTTTAGCCATCCTTCTTGCCCTCCATTTCCTGCAAAGCCTTCTCGGCTTCTTCGCGGGTCAGGAAAACGGTTTTGCCGATGTTAAAAACGTCTTGCAGCAGGAAGGCGTCCGGCTCAATGTATGGCTTGCTTTTATCCGGATATTCTTCAAATGTCCGCTTTATTCTCCACACCGTATCGCCCACCCTGCACGGCAGCACCACCACGCGCCCGTCCTTGTCGGCTTTCTTCAGCTCCACCATTCGTGAGATGGAGTAATCACAGCCGGAAAGCGTTTCCTCTATCTCTCGTGCCTCTGCGCACGCCTGCGGGGATAATCCAGCATCTTCATATGCTTTGAGCCGTTCCCATACCTCCTTCTGCGTGCAGCTTCCGTCATACTTACACGGCAGTTCGCGGCACTGCGCAATGTCGCAGTAGTTCCCGTCAAACGTTAGCCGCTCCATCGGCATCCTCCTTGTCCTCGAACTGCTTCAAATGTTCGCGCAGCTCCGCGCATACCCATGCTGCCTGATAGAGCAGAGCCAAAACGTGCTCGAACGATTCAACATCTTCCCAGAGCCATTCGGCCATCATCGTCGAGAAGGAATCATCCGAGATATCCAAGTCCACATACGGGCAGTTCCATCTGGTCAGATCCCGCGACAGGTCGAACAGGCTGATGTCTGCGCCGTTCTTCCCGTATCCGCGCACCCATACCTCTTTGTCCTTGGCGTAAAACAGGTTCAGCGCCATTTCAAGATTGTTTTTCGGTGTATCCGTTGTGAGCCTCATACCTTTTCTCCTTCCTCCGCCGCTTCCGTAAGAAGCCAGCATTCAATCCAAAACGTCGTAACCGGAACAAGTTCTTCATACCATTGCTGGAAATCATTCCAAGCGTTAAGAATGTTCCGGAAAAATTGTGCTGTTTCTTTTACCGTCCCCCACCCGTTCGGGTCTTCGTATTCTTTGAACGAATCTGGGTTCTGCTCCAACGTTCTCAAGCCAGCCTCGATTTTTGGAATTACATCCACGCAAAGCCCATTGTTCTGGCAGTTCTTCCATTTCAGACCAGTTGACTTCTCAATAATCTTCCGAACATTCCAAGTTATATTTGCGTCGCATGTGCCAACGGGGACGTAGGTATCAACTCCTTCGACTTTGACCTTGAACGAAATATCGTAGCTCATGTGTCTTCCTCCACATAGCGCCAGCTCTGCGGCGGGCGGGTGACCGGCTTGGGTTTTGCCTTGAGCGCTACCTCTACCTCATTTGGCACAGCGTAAAATTCCCGCAGTTCGCGCGGGTGATCGTAAATCTTGAGATTGGAAATGTGCCAGCCGTACAATCCATTTGCGCCGTTTGCGTATTTTCGCATTTCCGCAACAGACAAGCACGTGTGTAAAAAATCATCCTCGTCTAGCCAAAACCTGCTATTTGAAAAAATGTTTGTTACGCTGTTACAGGTAAACTCTCCGATAACCTTCCCGTTTCCAAGTGGGCAGTTCAGCGATTTCATCGAACCCGTTTCCAGATAATCACGCATAAGCCGCTCCTGAGAAATCGGGATGTTCAGATCTGGTCTGCCTTCCGTGCAGTAGATATAGCACTTAAACGGCGGATTGAGTTTCGGTCGCGTCTTGCGCACCTCAATCGTCTTCTCTCCGCTTATGATCTTCTCGCACCACTTCGGTCGGATGCTTATTAAAACAGCTTTCATGCCTTTTCTCCCTCCTCCGGCGCTTCCGGCATCGGCATCCAGTGAGTAATCAAGTTCTGCGGTACGTCCCAGTTATCGCACGTCCATCCGTCGCTCGGGAAGTATCTGGCCATATCTACAATCGGGCCGCCCGCATCCCGAAAAGCAACGAGATACTTCTTGAGACGGTCTATTGGCAGTCTTTCCTCCACGCTGACCCACTGCGGCACTTTCTCCCGCAGCGCCGCATTCTCGGCGGTCAGGCGCTCGATCATGGTGATAGCTTCATCCGCCAGCCGCTCCGTGCAACGCACATACTTCATTTGTGGACAGAGCCCGCAGCCCTTCTCTATATGCGTCGCGCAGATACGCAGTACCTGTATAATTTCCTTGTCTGTCATAGCGCGTTCTCCAATCCTTTCCACTCAAATTTCGGGTGCGATAAGCAGTTTGAGCAAGGGCAAACTCTGTATTGATAACAGTCATCGCAGGTGTTCTCGGTACACCGAGCATCGAAACAATACGAATCATTTTTGCAGATCTCACACAGTTTTCTGGAATTTGCAGCTTCGATCAAAGCATTCCTTTCCTTTTCCAGCCGCTCGATCAGGTCGGCAGCAGCAAGTTTCAACGAGTCGTAGCATACGATCTCTCCCTCACCTGGTTCGGGGCGTGGCGTACCATTGGCATCCTCTCCACACCGCAGCGCCTGTATAATTTCCTTGTCTGTCATAGTGTCACATTTCCCCTCCTATTTTCCGTTTCCCTCTTGCCGCTCTCCGGCAGTTTCTCGCCCCGCCATCGGTCATCTGGCTTATGTCGATGATCTCGGCGCGCCTGCCGTAGCTTCTCAGCCGTTCTCCCTTCACGGCGCTCCAAGCCTCGCAGGACGCGCTGCAACCGGCTTTCCGGTTGGGGCAGTCCTTCGCGCACGGTCCGAAGTTATTCATGTCTTCCTCCTGACCTGCACCGTCTCTTCCGCCTCCCAGCACTCCGGCGCGCGGATGACGATCTTCTTGTCTCTGCCTTCTTCCGGGTCGCGGACGCTGACGAGGTAAAACGTCTTGTTCTTCATCTTCTGCGGGTACTTCTTCGCCCGGATGGGCGCCCCAAGCTTCGGCATGAGTCGGGGGAATATTGGAAGCGGCTTTGGTATGACAATCCAGACCTCGACTCCCTGCTTCATCATGCCTCCTCCCCCAGCATCCGCTGAATCGCCGCTTTCTGTAAGTCGCTCAGATCGCCGTCGTGATGTTGCACGTTGTATCCCGGCTTCTTCCCCGGCTGTGACGGCGTGCCCTTCTCACGTTCTTTCGATTCCCACGTCAAAAACTTCTGTTTCCAGTTCCGTACGGGGTCACCCTTCCCGTCGACCCAGTTTCCGGCAGAATAATAGTCGAAAAATTTCTGTGCCAGATTCTGGACTCCACGCTCCTTCGCGTATGCGGAAACATCTTCCAACGTAGGTGGTATAAATTTCTTACGTTTCTTCTCAGAAATAGAACTACTTTCTTTTCTATTTCCATTTCCATTTCCTAAAGGTAATACCGTGGTATTACCGCAAGCACTACCATCAGCCATACCATAGTTATCATTTTCTTTGTTCCAACGCTTGCTGATGTTCTCCCTTTGACGCTGGCAATGCTTGTCCCGTTTTTCGATTTCAAGCTCCATCCGGCGATTGAAGTACTTGCCGTCATCATCCTTCTGAAACTTGCTCATAACCTCGCCTGACGGCTTTTTGACAGCCCGTATGATTTCCTGCATCGTCATATGCCCGCGCTCTCTTTGGAGGCACAGGAGCGTGATATACTGCCCACGCTCCCGCATATCCATCAAGGCACAGCCAGATAGGAAATCCGACGTGTAAAACAAGACGGCAGGGTCTTTGTTGTTTGCCATCCCGCCACCGCCTTAGAACGGCGGCTGATCGCCGTCATCTTCGTCCATCATCGTAAACCCGCCGGGGTTTGCCGGGTCCTTCGGCTCCGAAGATTTCTTTCCTTCGCCGAAGTAAACACGGTTTGCTACGACCTCGGCAGACCGGCGCTTGTTCCCGTCCTTGTCCTCCCAGTCGCGCAGCTGCAATCTACCGTCCACGACCGCCATGCTGCCCTTGAAGAAGTATCCGCTGACAAAATCAGCTGTTCCCTTCCAGGCGACGCAGTCAATGAAATCTGTTTCCTTCTCTCCGCCCTCCGGCGTGAAGTCGCGGTCAACTGCCAGCGTGAAGGATGCAACGGACGTTCCGCTCTGCGTCTTCCTCAACTCCGGGTCCCGTGTGAGCCTGCCCATAATAACAATGTGGTTTAGCATTTGCCGTCCTCCTTTTCGGCAGTTTCCCGCTTTCCAAAGTAGACTTCCAGGACGTCATCGAAACGATATGAGGGCATCTTCTTGTACGATTCAGCGAGCACATCGAGCATCAGGCACTTCTTCGCCAATTCCTCATACTTTTCCGTGCTCAGTTTCACATAAGATTCCATATTTACGTTCCTTTCTTATGAATGTGGTTCAGCATGCTTCCTCCTTACAGCATGACTGTTACGCGCCCAGCTTCGATCTCGTCGGCAAGATGCTCCTCGAGGTATTCCTTGATCGTCTTCCGCGCTTCCAGCTTCCACATGCCGCCGTCTGCCTCAACAAACGAAATACCTCTTTCGTCAATGCGGATAAGGAACAGTCCAAGCGGCTGCTCAATTTCTTGAAAGGTTCTGTAGGGGCGAAGTCTTACCAGCGGGCGAATTGTCGCGTTGGCCTGTAAGCTCACACCCTTCTGCGTGACAATCGTCGTAGCGACGCCGATATCGTTATAGGTGATCTTTGCGCCGGTCGTGATCTGGGAGAGCAGCTGAAGCGTATACGCGCGGTCTTCCGAGTCCTGGAATCTGGTTTGCAGTGCGACTGCCGCCCGTTCGAACGTGAGCTTCGTTTCTGCGTCCCAACCGGGAACGTCCGTAGCCTCCACAACATACGGAACCAAGCGCCTCATGCGAAGCGTCGCATCGGGGCTCCTGAACGCTTCGACGCGAAGGTGTGACGGAATTTTGATAAACAGTTGTCCGTCTTCTACATTGACCGTGCCTTCCCGAAGAATCATTTTGCAGAGCGCGTCAAGGCTGTTCAGCTGGATAGTATCTGCGCTAAACAGGTCTTCGTGAATTTCTCTGTAAGAACCGTCCGGCGTAAGAGAATACGTGTGTTCTCTAAGCGTATAAATGGTAGGTCTGGACATTGCTTCGATTTTTTCAATAGCTTCCTTAATCATTTCTTTTTCCTCCTTACGCATTTCTAACCAAATTCAAGACGGGTGCTACTTCCTGTTCTTCGCCCATCATATCCAGCTGACCTGGCACGTTCGGTACCATTTCCACCGCTGTGACCTCGCCAAATTCATTTCCGGTGATATAAAGTGATGTCGCAACCGGATTTGTCGGGCAAAGAGCGCTTTTAACGCCGCAGGCAACCGATACGGTCTGCCGGTTGGAGTCTGGGCGGAATTCAATGGTAAGCTGCACTTTCCGCTTTGCTGTAGCCTCTGTGTTCGGGTCAAGGATGTTGTCCACGACCTTTGTCATTTCGTAGTCGATTCTCTCCATAATCGCTCCACGCGCCATTTGGAGAATGCTTGTCCTTGTGTCTTCCATGATCTACATTCCTTTCTTATAAACCAATTCTGCTTCATCCCAATCGGGATATTTCATCTTGAGATACCGCCTGATATACTCTCTCAGGCTTTTGCGCTTCGGTGATTGGTCAAATGCCATGTGGCACTTATCGCATAGCGTCACAACGTTCTCTTCAACCCCAAGCCCGCCCTGCGAGCGTGGAATGAAATGACACCACGGATTGCCGGGGCGAAGGCAGACAATGCAGCGCCCGCCGTCGCGCTCCCAGACGGCTTTCTTGACCTTCTCAGAGATCTTCGTTGCCTTCGTTTCCTTACGCATCCCATTCCCCCTTGAGCCGTTCCAGCTCCTCCGGCGTCAGATACTCTACGCCGACCTGCTTGCAGTCCTCAATGATAAGATCGAGCAGCACGCCCATTTGCTTCTGGTCGAACGTGGAGCTTCCGTAGTACAAAACAACGTTCGTGCAGCCGGGGAGCTTTGACTTTAACGTATCGCTGCACCAGCCAATGCCGTTGTGCTCCCATCCGCTTTGCAGCTTCTCGACCGCTTCCGTCGGCACGCAGACCACCTGACTGTTCTCCGGGATGTCCGGGATATAATGCCGGTACAGGTCGCGCACGCCCATGTTCAGCTTGTCTGCCAGTTTGTTCATTAAAACCCACGCATAAGCGTTGGCGTCCAGACTCCGCTTCTGGCGAAATTCCTTGATCGTGACTATGTGTTTCTTCCGTGGGTCAAGTTCCCCGGCAACCATACGGGCTTGTCCGGGCAGCTCCGGTCGGAGCTGCAGCCAGCTCCCCGAAGCGTCCATGCTCCACGAAGCTTCAACGATGTTCAGTTCTATCATGCCTTACTCGCGCAGTTCCAGCAAAGGCACCTGCCAAAGCGCTTTCTCGTCTTCTCAGCGACCTGCAAAGCGGTAAACTGTGTGCCGCCTTCCATGACCTGCGTGATCTCTCCCTTGCAGTCCGCGCAGACAAGGCGCGGTGTGCTCGGTGTCTCAGCTTTCCCACCGTGTCCGAAGGTGTAGACCGTCTTTCCCTTCGATGCAAGCGTCAGCGTTTTGATGCGCTCCTGCTCGTCGTAGGTGATCTCCGTCACGTCAAATTGGTCAGAGCACTGCCAGCGACCCGTCTTGTCGTTCTTTTTAAGTCTCTGGCACTTCGCCGCGTCAATCCAGATAAACGGCGCGGAGTAGAGTTCCCGCCCGATACCGTGCTTGAAACCGGCGCGTTTGAATGCGTCTGATGCTCTGCCCTTCTCAGCCTCTGTGTTGCTCTCTGTGCCTGCGTCCCACTTCCAGATCAGTTTCCCGTCCTTTCCGTAGTCCACGCCGATACCGCCGTACAGAACGCCATCGACCAGCTTAAAATCATTCTCCCAGTTCTGCGCTCCTACTGTCTCGTCCAGCAGGTCCGCGTCGGTCCGTGCTGTTTTGTACAGCAGAATCGACGCGCCCTTTTCGTTGCACTGTGCCACGCGGCACTCGATCTCATCCGGTCGCAGCAGCCTGAATTGCTTCATTTTCATCCATCCTTTCAAACGGGCATTCCCGCCCAACATATCTGCCAGCCCACAAAATCGGTTCGTCTGTCAATGCGCATCTTCTGGCGCTCTGGCGGTAAAACCGGCAGGCATCACAGCAGATGTACGCATTACCTTTCAAGTCCACGGGGAACGACATACGAACCGTTGCTTCGACTTGGATATATCCGCTTACACCGGTTTCAAAGTTCGCCATGTTCCCTCCTTCTCAGCCGGGGCAGAACGTCTTCTTCTGATACCCCAGCTGCTCTAATATCCACTTTGTTCCCATCCTCTCTACCAGATCGCAAATGACATGATTGCCCGGGTCAAAGTTCTCAGAATCGCACACGAAGATATCTCCATCGTTTCCGGCGAAGTATTCTTCGCCTTCGTAAATCTCAGCGCCGAACCGGTCAAACATACATTGCGCTTGCTGCTTATCTTCCATCATTCCACCAACCTGTATCTGGCATAGCTCGTATCCTCGCCATACCGGTTCTTGCTCGTTTCCATGTCGCGCCGGATGTTGTACCCTTCGCGCTTCAGATCGTAGACACGCGCGCCCAGCCGCATGCAGCCAAGGTCCTGCATCGCCTCGAGCTGCGTAATGCTGCCGACTGCTTCATATCTACCTCCAAAGTCGCGTGAAGTACGTGCTGAAAACAATATCTCTGTACGTAATGGTTCGAGGTTCTTCATGTACGTCTTCAATGCCCTCAGCTGCTTGATCGGTTGTATACAAAAGCCATTCCCAAAAAACGTTGCAGCCCTCGCACTGCTTGTGTTCGTTCTCGCATTCGTTGCACGGTCGCACCATATTAAGACTCCATCAGCACCGCCCCGCCGAAGAAGATCACCGCCGCGCCGCCAAGCGTGAACGCCGCCTCGAACAGCCCGAAGCCCAAAAGAACCGCCGTGCCGCCCAGAAGAACGCAGCCAATCGAGAAGCAGAACGCCTCCGAAGCCTTCAAAAGCTCCGACTTCCTTTTCCGCTGCCGGATAATCTTGTCCCACCGCTCGCCGAGTTCGCGCTCCCGCGCCGCTCGGTGGTTTAACTCTGTAATAATCTCAACGTCCGTCATTTTTCTACGCCTCCACTCCTGATACATGATACCGTCCGTATCCGCTTGACCGTCCGGAACCAATGCCAAGTCCGAAGCCTGCCATATTGATAATGTTTACAATCTGGTCGAGTGTGTACACATTCTCGGTATAAGTGATGTGGATTTGCGACGACCAGCCCGAGAAACGGTTGATGTAAACAAGGACCGGCGCACCGCGCTTCGGAGACATCAGAGTTTTATCCACGAAGTGTTCGGCAAATTTGATGGGCTCCAATCGAGCTGTTACGTTCATTGCGTTGTCAAACTTTGTTGCGTAAGTGTCGATCTCATTTCGGACAACAGCCTGACAAAAGGACTTTTTCAAGCCGAAACCGGTAATGCACGGCGCGTTGGTCTCTAACATTTCGTGAAGCGTTGCTTCCGTCATGTCGTTGTAAGTGTCCTCAACGGGGTATCCATCGCGCCAGTGAATCGCCGTGATGATATCCTCCCAGATATTTGGAACCTGCTTTGTGGTCTTCTTGCCGTCTCTGGCGGCGGTCAGTTCACGGACAGTTCTGGCGTTCATCTTGTTCAAAACAAGATCGCCGTCACCGACAATATGAATGGTAGCCTGCTCGATTTTTACAGGCTGTAACTCAATGATTCTCTCCTTCTTCATGCGTTTCCTCCTTAAATTCGGTTCGTGCGCTTGCTGTGGCTTATGTTATACTGTGGTGAGCTGCGATGTAGTATGGTGTACTGAACTTTTCTTGTTTTTAGCATGGCGTTCTATTCTAGTTGTGACTTTCATAAGCCACAGCAAGCGCACGATGTTGTTTTGTTCTGCGGTGTACTCTAGCGTGTTATGGCGTTTATTCCTGATGTTCGGTATTTTGTCTGCGGTAAGCAGAAACAGAAGCTTGAAATATGTTTTTGTATTGTTCGATTTTGTTTCGTGCGCTTTGCCGTTCTGCGCTTTGCCGTTCTGCAGTTTACCGTATTAGAGGCGTTCAAGCCCCTGTTTCCGCTTACCGCTTCGCGGTTATCCCGCAAGTTGGTCAATGGCGTCAAATACGCCGTCAAGCTCAGATAATGTCTTGTACTTCGTCTTGAAACTGTTCAGCTCTGCAAGCGCACGAGACAAGAGCTTCTGATATTCGTCTTTGTTCTGCAAAATCAGCGAGGTTGGCTTGTATCCGCTTTCGCTGTCTGTCTTAAAAAACAGCCGAACCGCTGGTGCTGCTGCACAGTTTTCTTCCCTGTAAACAAGGTTGCAGACAATAAGCCTTGCCTGCTGCAAGCGCCACTTCTCAGCAGCTTCGGCGTCATTCCAATCAAAGCACTTATGCAGTTCGCTTTGACTATCTCTTGCCTTTTCGAGAATTTGCGCCGGTGTTGCAGAATCGCCAATGCTGAAAATCTCATCCGCGACCTTCTGCGCGTCGGCTCCATATCGGCTTCCGGGCTTCCATGCTGCAAAAACCATGTTCATCCTCCTCCTTACGGCTGATGCCGTGTATCAACGTCCATCCCAAGGAACCGCATAAACGGGATTCTCGGGATTTTTACCCGGCTCGGGGTCGGGCAGCATACCGGGAAGCCAAGCCGCTCCGGCCTCTCCCGCGCCATCATCCGCAGACGCTGGGGGCTGCAACCGAGAATCTTTGCCGCAACGTCCGCGTTGATCATGTCCGATTCCGAAGACATCAGCGCCGCTAGATTTTGCGTTACCATCGTTATCCCTCCTTTTCCGTCTGAGTCTCTTTTACAAGGCTCAAGGTTCCTTCCGTTTTCTCGGCTTCTGTAGCAGCGAGTCGACCGATACGCCGAAATAGTCGGCAATCGCTTTTACAGTGTCGATGCGCGGGGCAGCGTCCTTTCCTGCCCACTTTCCGATTGTGCCGTTGGCAATGCCGCACGCCTTTTCTACGGTCGCGATGTTCGTCTTGTGCTTCTCGCAGAGGCGCTTGACATTCTCATAAATCAAAAAAATCCCTCCAATCTGTACGAATACTACTTGACAGAGGTTAGAAGATAGTCTAATATAAGCGTGTCAAGGCAATTAAATATCTTCTAAAAGTCCGTCTTGGTGAGGGGCTTGGTTTTTTGTACCCTTCACACGTCTAAGTATAATAGACTTAAGTCGCATTGTCAAGAAGAAAATCTGATTTTTGTCTAATTATTTTTATGGATTTGCATTTACGTCTAAAAGAACTATGTAAGAGCAGGGGAACAAGCATTGCCGCCCTTGAAAGTCGGCTCGGAATGGGGAACGGCACAATCGGAAAGTGGTGGAAGAACGGCCGCGTTCCGAACTATGCAAACCTGTCAGCTGTAGCCAATGCTCTCGAAACAACTATCGCCTACTTGACCGGCGAAACCGATGACCCGTCTGTGGGCATAAAAAAAGAGCGCCCCGCCGATGGCGAAGCGCGTGTCTGTGATTTGCCGGAATCAATTCAGAAGATCATAAATATTTGCCTAGATCGTCCTGAACTTGCGTCTGCGTTATTAACTCTTGCGCAGCAGATAGAAAAAGGTTGAGTTTCTCTGGTGTAAGTCTCATAAGTGTTTCTGTCAATTCTTTAATCGTTGCGATTTCCTTTTCATCCATTATAATCTCCTGTCTCCACTTCCGCCGTCCTTTTCTTAACCTCCAAATTTTATCGTTTCTTTTTGTGTAGATTTGTTCTTGAGGCTGTCAAACTCTGTTGGTAAAATCGTAGTATCAAATCAAATTTTGACTATGAGGGATTTTTACAATGAAAAGAATGCTTGCGCTTTTTCTCGCTGTGCTTCTTCTGACTGGATGCACGGCAAAAACCGCGAAGAGAGAACCAGATAAAGAGAGGGAACCAGAAACAATCGCCGTTCCTGACGCAAAGGTTGGCTCTTCTCCAGAAGCGCCGGAGCCCGCAGAACCGATTCTTCAGGAACAGCCCGAGGTTCCCATCTCAGATAAAACCGCGCAAACGTCTTTCGGTGATTCCACTGCTTCCGATATCGACCCCGCCGCGCCAGCTGCTCCGATCGAAGCATCCGAACCAACCGAACAGCCTGTTTCGGAAGCTGTTGCTCCCCCGGACACTGAGCCAGTTCCAGAAACGACGTCACAGAAATCATCAGGTTCATACGTTGGAAGTGTTGACTCAGATAAATACCATAATCCTAGTTGCCGCTTTGCAAAAGAAATCCTCCCAGAGAACGAAATCTGGTTTGATAGTGCAGAAGATGCACAGAATTCTGGGTATTCGCCTTGTGGAGGCTGCCACCCTAAATAATATTATAGCGCAGTGTTTACACCCAAAAATAGAAAAGAGGAAAATAAGATGGACACTGTAGAAAGACCCGTTCCAACCGAAAATCAAAAGTTTTGCAAATTTTGTGGTGCGATCATCGACAAGGACTGCGTGATTTGCCCGAAATGTGGAAAGCAAGTTGAAGAATTAAAGTCCGCGCAGCCGAACGTCGTAATCAATAACACGAACACAAATGCGAACGTGAATACTATCCGCGGGTATGGTCGTCCGAAGAACAAATGGGTTTCATTCTTCCTTTGCCTTTTCTTCGGTATGATCGGTGCACATAAATTCTATGAGGGCAAAGTTGGAACAGGAATCCTGTATCTCTTTACACTTGGGTTGTGCGGGATTGGATGGGTCATTGATACTATCGCAATCTTGCTGAAGCCGAATCCTTATTACGTCTAACTCATAAACTTAGAGTTCTGCCACTGCTCCCGTGTCTCGCCTACATCTGAGACGCAAGCAAAGAGCATGGGCGCGCCCTTGATGTAGTCCAGGCTCAGACTGTGGACGTCTTTGAAAAGCGCCCCGTCTACGATGATGTTTACTTTCCCGTTTTCAAAGCGAATATTGATGCTCTGCATTTGCTGTACCTCCATATTTTAGAACGTTCGTTCAATAATTTCAATTTGGAATTTTCCACAAAGAACACCTTGCATTTTCTTCGTCCGGTAACCCTCGTAAGCGGCAATTATGGGACAGACTATTTTGTATAATGGAATGTTTAAGATCGCCCCACCGCCGCTCCACCGGCGGTGGGGCTTTCTCGCGCGCCTGTAACCAGCATAGCAAAACTGGCAGAAATGTCCACCATTAAACTGGTAAAACCATACCCATAGCAGAAGAATCAGCGAAATATATGTGAAAATGGAGGTATATCATGTCGGCAATTCAGGAACTCGCCCCATATATTTCTGCATATCAGGGGAGCATAAAACGGGCGAAGGAAGATCAGCATTACACCATCGACAGGCTTGTTGAAGAATCCGGCGTTTCCAGATCGGCTGTGACGAAGCTCTGCGCTGGTACGCAGCAAGACCCAAAACTGTACAATTCTGCCGCGCTGTGCCGCGTTCTCGGGCTGTCGCTGGATGAGCTGTTCGGGCTTGTCAAACCCGCAGAAAGCCCGGAAGAACTGACCGAGCAGATTCATCATGTCGAGATCGAAAACGCCAAGCTGGCGGCAACAACAGCCGCGCAGAGCGCACAGATAAGGTCTACACATACAATGTGTTACGTTCTCGCCCTGTTTTGTATGCTGCTCTCCTTTTCTCTGATTGCCTGCCTTGTGACGGATGCGCAGATCCGGAGCATAGGTCTTATTCGCGATGGAGATTTGTCCGTAGCTGCATGGGTTTGCATTGCCCTGATCGTAGGTTCAGCGCTGGCTTCGGCAATTACTTTCTATGCAATCCGAAAAGAACGTGGAGGGAAACATGGAGTGCATCAAGTGTAAAAAGGATATACCGGACGGTTCTGTGTTCTGCTGCTGGTGTGGGAAACAGCAGCAAGCGCATCGAAACCGGACACGCGGGAACGGGCAAGGAAACGCCTACCAGCGTGGGAAAACGTGGACTGCCAGGTGGACTGAAAAGACGTACCTCGACGAAAACGACAAGCTCCATCAAAAGATGAAGACAAAGGGAGGCTTTACGTCAAAGCGTGCCGCGCTCCAATATGCCGCCAACCCGCCGAAAGAAGAGCGGCGAAGCCCTACACTCAGAGCATACTACAAGACGTATCTGCGCGGAGATTACCTGTCCTTGTCGGCGAACCGGCAGGGGGCAGCGGAAAAAGCTTTCGAGCGCATGAAGGAGCTCGCCGACTGCGAAATTGACACGCTCACCATCTCACAGATACAGGATGTTGTCGACCGCAATGCCAGCACCTATTACACGCGGAAGGACATGAAAACAGTCCTTTCACACTGCTATAACCTCGCGATTGCTGAAAAACAGACCACTGTCAATCTCGCGGAATATATTAAACTCCCGGAACTGGACGAAAAATCGCCGGAGCCGTTTACCGACGCCGACGTCAAAAAACTATGGGAAGCGTATGCAAAAGATCATTTTGTCGGTTTTATCCTCACGATGATCTATACAGGCATGATGCCGGGAGAATTGCTGAAGCTCAAGAAGGATATGATTGACTTTGAGAAAAACGAGATCGTCCGGGGCGGCATAAAAACAAAGAAGCGGAAAGAAACGCCTATGGTCTTCCCAGACTTCGTCGCACCCGTGCTGCGTGAACTCTGTGAAGAAAGTAAGTCCAAAGTCGGGAACGTCTGCTGCATAAACAAAGACAACTTTTACAAGCGATACTATGAGTGCTTGGAACTAGCCGGTGCGCGGAAACTCCCGCCGTACTCGTGCCGCCATACAACCGCCACAGCGCTTGCCATAAAAAACATAGACTTGTTTACTATCAAAGAGATCATGCGACACACAAAAATAACGACGACGCAGAGATATGTTCATCCAGATATGCGTGGGATGGTAGACGCGGTAAACCAGCTGCAAGGGGACGAAAAAACGAGGGAGTCCCCTGCCATAACCGGCAGTTTGTAACATACGATGTAGCATACACATCGTAACTTTATGTTATTCGGCATAACTCAGCGTGATTTTTGTAATTTCAAAACATTATAAAAAGTGGAGTATTTAAAACAAAAAAGTACCGATTTTAGCTTGAATTTTGCTAAAATCGGTACTTTGGCGCGGAAGGAGAGATTCGAACTCTCGCTCGCTTTTTAGACGACTACTCCCTTAGCAGGGGAGGCAAACCCATTGAAATATCAAGGAAAAATCGGCATTGTAGCATATAATGTAACATACAACGCAACACGCTATATGCCTTTGATTTTCCGCATAACAGAGTTATAGACCTTGCTGTTTACCATCGCCAGTGTATCCATGAGTTCATCAACGACCGCCCAAGCCTTCGCCGGGTCTTTCCCAGCTACTGCAAGCAAAAACTCACTGTCCCCGTACTCGCCCACGGTAGCCGGTTCTGCGGTCACAGGGGCGGGAGCGCCAGAGTAGTAACCCACAAACTTATCTCTGGCATTCTCCGCTCCCTGCATCTTGTCGCGTATCACATATAGGTTCGCCAGCTTGGCATAATTGGGATAGCTGGATTCTTCGTATTCCAGCCGTGCTATTTCCTTTCGGATTTCGGCTTCATCCAGCATGTCTTTCCCTCCTTATGCTCTGTCAATCTGCTCCATGCAGCGCCGGATAGCCTCGCGCGTTTTATCATCGTCCGCGTCGTGCATCATGTCTTCCAGCGTCGAGCGCATATGCTCCCGAGCATCTGTCCGGCTGTATCGCCCCATAGAATCGCGATGCCTGCCACGGTAGGAGCTGCCGCGCCCATACGTGCCGCGCATATCGGCTTCCCACTCACCATCTCGGGAATAGCCGCCGTCCTCAAGCATTTCGATTTTGTAGGTGTTCTTGATGGAACTCGTCAGCTTCTGGATTGCGTCCAAGTCACCGGCGGACATTTCGCGCTTGTCGGCGATTTCGTCCAGCTCTTTGCAGAGCATTTCACGGAGATTTCTTAAATCGTACATATTGCATCCTCCTTTCATGCCACTCTCTCAATCGTCAGATTGCTGTTAGCGAAATTGATAGCCTGCGTGCTTGTGTTTCTCATACCAACCGTCACACAGCAGCCCTTCGGAACAGAAATCTGTGCCGAAACATAAACGTTGAAATAGTTTTCAACTGCCGCCGGAGTCACGGTCGCCGTCGCACTTGCGATGGCTTCCCCATTGATCGCGAGCGCCGCCGTGATTGCTTCGACGGTTCCTCCGGTTGGGATGGCAATGTTGCCGCCGTAGGAAATTTTGAAAACCGCCTTGCACTGGTTTGTCAGCCCGCGAAGCGTCACAAGCCCACTTCCCTCTCGATGCACAATGCACGGCTTGCTGCTGATCGCCGTTTCCGTCAGAGGCACATTCTGCCCGGCGGCAATTGTCTGAATGTTTACATTCGTAAATTCTGCCATAAAATCATTCCTTTCTAAATGCGTCGAATTCGACACGGTTAAAAATAACGGCGGGACGATTGCCCCGCCGCGTTTCTTGAGTATCGGCAAGGAACCGATCATTTTCGTGAGTCCACGAAAAAGCTCTACGTTATGGAGTTAAGCGCAGTTGCCGCAGCCGTAGTTGTAACCGCCGTTATAGCCGTTACAGCCAGCGAACTGGTAAGGAGCAGGAACCGCAAAAGACGGAACCGGACGCGGGTTATAATACGCCAACTGCCCGCTCACATAGGACTTGAGCGTGTCGTTCTGCGCCGCCTGAGAAGCCGCCAGCTGCGCCGCAAAGAGCTGCTGGTTCTGCTCGGCAATCTTCGCGTCCTTTGCAGCCAGTTCCTGCGCCGTCAATCTCTGGTCAATGCTGCGGAAGCCGCAGTTCATCGCGTCGATGATGTCGCGAGTGCTGTTCTGCACGGTGTTGCGGGTGTCGCATGCCTGCGTCGCCATGTCGTAGCGCACCTGGGCGATTGCAGCGCGGTTTTCACAGCAGCACTCCTGTGCCTGCATCGCCATGTTGTTCAGCTGCTGCATAAGCGCAGCCTGCTGATTGCAGCGGGAAAGTTCAGCGTTCGAGAAGCCGGAAGTCACAGCCTGCGTTACACCGGCAAAGCCGTTAAGCATCCCCGTGTTCATCGCATAGAAGCCGTCGCAGACACCATTGTTCACGCTGTCAATCTTTCTTTCGATGTTCGAGAAGTCAGATGCCAGAACATAGCCGTCAATAACGCTGTTCCCTCCACGATTGCCAAAGCCGTTTCCGTTACCCCAGCCTCCGAACGCGGCAAAGATGAGGAACAGCACGATCCACCATGCGCCGTCACCGCCCCAGCCAAATCCGTTGCCGTTGCTGGAATTTACGGGTGCAACAGGCATAGTAGCCTGAACGCCGCCGTCAGAAAGAGACATATCAATCTCTCCTTTCATAAAAATTTTATTATACAAATCTGCGCAGATGTTGTATCTAGAAAATATGTGTGCTATAATTAAAACAAACAAATCCACCAAGCGAAAGAGAGGCGATTATATGTGGATGCCAGTAGCCGGATATGAGGGGCTTTACGAGGTAAGCGATTTCGGAGAAGTAAAAAGCCTAAACTATAATCACACCGGCAAAGAAAAGGTTTTAGCAAAAAAACACCATCGGTCAGGATATGATACAGTCACGCTCTGCAAGAACGCAGAAAACAAAAACAAATCTATACATATTCTTGTTGCACAAGCGTTTGTAGATAACCCACAAGGAAAGCCGCAAGTAAACCACAAAGATGGGAACAAGCGTAACAATCGCGCAGAAAATCTTGAATGGGTAACTGCATCGGAAAACATCAAGCATAGTTTTTACGCTCTCGGAAAACAATCGGTAAATAAAGGTAGGCTCGGAAAGTCGCACTATGCAGCAAAACCAATATACCAATATTCTCTTGACGGGAAATTTGTTAAGGCGTGGGATTGCGTTTCAGACGCTGCGCGCGAGATTGGGTGTAATCCTTGCCAGATACTAAATAACACAAAAGGGAGAAACAGAACTTGTCACGGCTATATGTGGAGATACGAAAAGTCCGACAGCATAGACACTGAGCCTGCAATCAGTCGGAAAACCCACAAAAAAGCAGGCTTATAGCAATCCACTACCCCAATAGCTGCTGAAACTGTCCAGCCATCTGCTGTAGCTGGTTCAACTGCTGCTGCGAGATTTTCCCAGACTGCACCAGCTTTTCAACCTCCGCTTTCGGGTCTCCCTGAAAGCTCTGCTTGAACTGCTGAAACTGCCGCACCATATTTTGAAACTGCCCCATAGCCCCGGGCATTTGCCCGCCGCCGAGCGCGTTAAACAGTGGATTCATTTTCTGCCTCCTTCATCTTTCTAACGGGCTTGACACTCAGAGCCGCCACCTTTGCCGCCAGTTCGTCAAAGTCCTTGCGGGTCACGTATTCCACCGTAGGAACTGTTTGCGGCGCTGTGGGGCTCACGGGGGCTGTAGAGCGCTCTACAAGGTCATACGTTGTCATTGCTGGTTTACCGCTTGCGTCGGCTTTCTTCACATACACAACCGGCGCATTCATGTCCCAGAGTGTGACGGCGTTATTCGGCGCGACGATAAATTCGTTTGCCGCCTTTTCGTTCGGAACCCATATGATGGACTGTCCACCGCTCGGCTGCTGTGGCTGAGGTTGCGGAGTCGGATACTGCATCGACGGCGCAGGCTGATACTGTGGACGCATCATTGGTTCCTGCATCATGGGCGGTTGATTGTAAATCGGCTGCTGATACACATAAGGCTGTTGTCCGAACATCATTTATCCTCCTTTTCCCAGTAGAACAGCGGAATCTCGTTTTCGGAGTTCCATGTATCAAAAATTGTCCCGTTTTCCACGCACACAACGTGGCTTGATAAGGCGAGTACATACACGCCGCGCGGGTGGTCTGCGCAAAAGTCCGCGACGGTGTAGCAGTCCGGGCAGGTGTTCGGCACAACGTTCCGGGTAAATCCCTGCTGCCGGAGGTACGCGCCCCAGACACTGTTTGCCGACGGCATGTCGCCCATTTTCAACCCCTGCAGGCAAAGCCCGACGTATGTTTCATCCCAGCTCTTGCCCGTCGCCTTTGAAATTGCCCGGACGGTACAGTCTCCGACTTGTTTTCCTTCCGGGTTTGGATTGAAATAAGAAAAGCCCATACCGAACACTCCTTTGATGTGTCCAGTATGGGCTTTTTCGTATTTTCGTGTGCCTCAGTTGTGCATCACTTAGCTATACAGTTTGCTCGACGTGTCTCTCATGCGCTGCATAATCCCAGGGAGGCGTCTTTGCACCGTCGCTCTGCCAAGATACAGTTCCGTCGCAACGTCCACTTGTGGAAGCTTATCCACAAAGTAGAGCTGCGCAATCTTTTCGTCTTCCCGACCAAGATTCGCCTGATGAATGACCGCTTCCATGTCCCGGCGCATCAGTCCGCCAAGCTCCGGCGGTAATTTGCATCTGGCTTGTGGCGCCATAGCCCCGCCCCCTTACTTCATCGCCTTTGCAAGCTTTTTGAGAAGATCGTCGCCGTACTTGTAGGCGGCGAGATAATCAATCGTGCCGTCGGTCAATCCTGCTTTCTGCCGGATGGTCTTCTTTGCCTCCTCAACGGCTTCATCGATCTTCACGGTATCGTATTCCACCCACGGAAGCTTGCCATGCTTCTGCCACTTGCGAGCGTGGTAGCCTGCCTTCGTGCCGATGTTCTGGACGGCGGTGATCTGTGCGCCGTTGTCCCAGATCGGGGTGCATTCGACCGCCAGACCGTCACCGATGTACATGCCCCAGTGGCCGGGCATCCAGAGACCTTCGCCGGGAATGAGCTTGTCCCAGCCGGTCGTGGACACGTCCTTGCACTTTGCGATCATGCCGTCGGCGGAGACGTCCGGCACGCTGT